CCCGCACGGTCGGTATTGCCATTGATGGCAGTGATTATATGGCCGAGGCGAGTCGTAATTTCACGACGAAGGTCTTTGGATACCTTCTCCATACCCTTCAACTCTTGGTCAATCAGATTTTCATCCTTCTTAGTCAAAAGCTTGTAGGTAACAGTGACGCCAGTATATGGGAGTTTGAACTGGAAGGAGTTTTCTCCCTTGGGGCACTTCTCAAAATCGAACGGACGGTTATCCATCTTGTCGAGGTCAATGGTGACGGAATTCTCTTTCCCACAGCGAGGGCATGTCAGAGTAGCATCGTACTTGTCACCATAAGCCAAACGGCGGATAGCAAAGAACGCAGCATTCCTATCACAAATGAGCATGTCATCGAGAGAAATGGCTTTGTTGATGGTGACGGCTTCCAGAAGCTTATCAAGAACAATATTCTTTTGGATAAGGTTTGGGGAAGTCAGAATGTCTTCTTCCTTGGCAGTCATCATCTTAAGTTCAAGAGTGCCGGTGGAAAGCGGGTTATCTGTGGGATAGAACCATCCCTTGGAAGGAAGGTTAATGACTTCGGTAGGAAACTTTGATTCCATCTTCTGGGGAGCAGGAGCGGGCTGAGTTACTGTTGGCCTTGTAATAGGGATGATTTGGTCGTTTGGCATAGTTGTAATCTATTTTCTGTCTTCTCATACATAGTCCCACCTTCCAAAATTTCGCAAACTATTTTCACATTTTTAGACGATTATCATTAGACGCTTATATTTATTGCTATGGGAAGACACAAAATATATCCAACAGAAACCGACCGTCACAGTGCTGAAAAGCGGAGAAAACTGAAATGGTACTACCGAAATGTCGAGCGAGTTAGAAAAGCAAATATGGATTATTATTGGCGCCACAAAAAGAATGAAAAAACTAACGACAAATGAGTTCGTTGCTCGTGCCAAAGAAATACACGGAAATACATACGACTATTCTGATGTTGTGTATCGTAGTACTCACGACAAGGTTGAAATCGTATGTCCTCTTCACGGTCTGTTTTTACAATCTCCACACGGGCACATAGGGAATCAAAAGCAAGGATGCCCCAAATGCTACGGCAGAGACAAATCTACCATTGAGTTTATTTCAGAGGCTACAAAGTTACATGGTATAAAATACAATTATTCTAGTACTCAGTATAAACGATGCAATCGGGACGTTGATATAGAATGCCCACTACACGGTACATTCAGACAACTTCCCCTAAATCATCTCAAGGGAAAAGGATGCCCAAAATGCGCTCACGTCATTTCCAGAGCCGAAACAGAATTCCTTGACTATTACGGAATATCAACTAGAAATTATCGCATTCCCCAATGGAAAACAAAACCTGTAGATGGTATTAGTGGAAACGTTGTGTATGAGTTTCTCGGAGATTACTGGCACGGAAACCTGGAAGTTTATAATGGTGAGAAACGGCATCCGAAACGAAAAATAACATATCAGAAACTAAACGAAAAGACCTACCTAATACTTGGGAAACTCAAATCTCTCGGATATGAAGTGAAATACATATGGGAATCCGACTGGAATAAGTTCAAGCGAGGGGAGCACCTTTTTCCAAGACTTTTATCCGTTTGATTATGCTCTCATTTTTCGTATATTTTCAGCCACCGTTCCACCAGCAGGAACGGTTGGGGTAGGACCGCCCTTCAATCGTTGAATCTCTTTTTGTTTAGCAATGATGTCATCCTTGTTCTTCTTGGCCTGTTGGGTAAAGTAGTCCTGTTGAGTCTTCACACCTTTCAAATCCATATCAGCAGTTCGGATTTTGTCTATCTGCGATTTTTTGGCATCTCGCTCCTGTTTGGCCTTTTCCACCGCTGTCTGAGCATCTTGAGGCTTCACTCCATCATCCGCAGTTCCAGAACCCGTGCTGTTACTACTGCTATTGCCACCACTGTTACTGTTGCTCGAAGACGTGGATAAAGACGAGTATTCCTTCAACACCGATTTGGTGATAAGTCGAAGAAGTTCGTTAAGTTGATGACGAGTGATTTTCATTAGGAATCAAGAATCTTGTTGACTACTTGCTTAATCAACTTTGCTGCACTCTCATTGAGTTCGGGTTCGTCAACACCATAACGGGGAGTTGCTGTGATAGCACGTTTTCCACGACTTATCCAACCAGCATACTTATTATCGGGATTGACTTCGTGGGGTGGTTCATCCCATGTATGAGACGTGTAGTTTGCGGCTGGATGGACGACGGGGGTTCCGGTAAGGTCTCCGGGTTGAACTGAGTCGTCCTTTGCGATTTGAAGACTTCTGTCGGCCATCAAAAATACTTCTTCCGACTCTGGGTCAGTCTTGCCGAAATAGAAGAATGCAGTAGCACTTGGGTTGGCAACAACTTCTCGTGCCAGTCGTTTTGCACCAAGGGAAACTTTCGTTCGAGAACCAGCAATGGAAACAGCGACTTGATGGAGTGTTCTTTCAATCGAAGATTCATCACGTCCTTGCCATCGAATAGGTTGAAGCTTTGACTTGTCTTTTGGATTAAGAACAGATGCACCCTTCGGAATACGCTGGGCTGGCTCTTCTGGTTTTGGTTCCTCGGGTTTGGGTTCTTCTGGTTTTGGTTCCTCGGACTTGGCTGGCTCGGGCGATGATGGGGCGGCTGCTTCTGGGCCTTTGGATGGGTCTTGTGGCTCTTCCTCTTCGTTAAGCTTCTTGATGTTTTTCTTGAACCCCTTGCCCTTTCTGAACGGATTGACTGTGACCTTCTGCTTGACGGGTGGCTTATTGTCGTCTTTGCCAATGCCCGAAGACTTTAGCTTACTTGCGTTCGCCTCTTCTCCGATTTGGTCGAGTACTTCTCGTACACATTGATGTACGAGTGCTTCCAAAAGTTCAGTTCGCATATTCATATGGTTATAAATATCTATGAGAAATTCAAAGAAGGATGGATTTTATTGTGGCATTCTCCACATAACGTTATGCCAGAGACATGATTGGAAATGTGATAATCTACAACGGCATCGGCAATCATTTCCTTTTCCTCAAATGTTTTCGGCTTCATATCATCCACCAGATGCTTCGCTATAATTTCTGACATTGATTCCTTGTCGTGATGAACATGAAGTTTAATCGTACTACCACACTCCGCACACTTGAATCCATCCCGTGTGAGGATAGGATACTTCCATTCTTTGTATAACTTTGTCCGTACTCTTACTAAAACATTTATGCTTGATGCCCCACCTTTCCATTGCGAATGCTGAGGACCGTGAAGAGTAGGAATTGTTCCATCGAGACGATTCTTACGCATTATCTTGGAATATTGAAGTTTCCTATCATCAGTAAACGCCTCGGAGACCGCATCACCATTTCTCTTAACCCTTTCATCGGTTAATGTAGATAATCCATTGTTCCACGTAGTCAAATCACCCGACGCAAATCTTTCTTTTCTGGTTTCCAAAGATTTCTGAAGTGCCGATGGGTTGTTGCCCCAATTATTATGAATGCGACTATAATGCCCGTGACACAACTCACAAAATGCTTTCAACGTAAACGACCATTTCACTCGTTCTCCACATCCACACTTACATAATGGCCACACCCCATTCAAATAGTAATCCACATAGAACTGGTCAGAGGCAACTCCATGACCTACGGACATATGCCGACTCAGCGATTTATATCGCTCGAAACTCTTTTCACACTGTTTGCATTTGTATTCGTACATAAAAAATCCTTCTGCGTATAACTATACCAGAAGGATTTCAAATGTCAATATATTTTATTTATGATGTCGCAATCTTCGTTATGATTATGCTAATATTGCTTAGTCATACATCAAAATTGGAGTATGGCATAATCATATGAAAGCTTGAGTGTGACCAGCACTGGGTCGCCCATATCCGTCCAATTCATTTCGCCGCCATCATAGTCGGTTGGGAAAGCACCCTTCAAGGTCCATTCCTCAACTTTATCGCCGACAGGACCGAGCACGTCAATAGTGCATTCCTTCTTGTAGAAATCTTGGTAGCCATCACGTCCCGTTACGGATTCGTGAGAGAGACGGAACCACTCGAAAACGGTTTGCGTGGCCGAAGGCACAACTGGGTCATAGAGTTCCAGTGAGATTTCGTTCCACACCGTCTTACCCTTATAGAACCACTGTAGATTGATGTAATCAATCGTCTTGCGCTCTTGTGTCCACTTTGGTCTATCTGTCTTTCGAATCAGGTAAGTGGGTACTCCGTCTATGTACATCAGGAAGCGATTCTTGGTCTTCGGTTCCCAAATGGTATAGAACATTTCATTATTGGTGAGGATGTCTGCCATAAGTCAATTTTCCTGTATTTGTTTATACTGGTCTGATTATAAATATCAGGCACCTGTGAAAATAAGCAAACAAAAATGCTTATTGACTCAGCGGCTCAACGTCTCCGTCCGCTACTTGCTTTTCCCCGCCCTTTTTCCACTTCACTATCAAAGCGTACTTATTGATGCTCTGCATCCTCATGCCGGGGCTTCCTTTCCACATGGCTATCCTCTCGGGGTCAATCTCCTGCTTACTTTTTATAATCCCGATGGTTCCCGCTGGAACGATGCTCCCGTATGCGTTTCCTTGCCAATCTGTAAATTGAATGTCTTTTGCTGCCCTCACCTTAGCGCCAGCATCCAACCCCTTCGATAAAGCTAGGTCAACCTCAAACACTTTTCCCTCGGGTTCATAGACGCACACTTGGTCTCCGTCCAGAACACGACCAAACATCCCCTTTCCCTTGAACCAAACCGCATCCCATTGAGACTTCAATGCATCAGTCATATGCACTGTTGCCCGAAACCGTTCTATACCTGCTTTGTTCAGGTCATCCTTCCCAAAAAAGGCGTTCTTGTTAGCGGGGTCATATGGAGGCTGAAAATCATATCCATTTTTTCTCCACCACTTCATCATTGTGTTTGTGGCCGCAAAATTGATGGTCTCTAGTTTTGGAATCTTGAGGAAGTACGCCTTCAATCCCTTTGTCGTTCCAAAGGAGTATTGCTTGGCAATGCTTCTCTTGGTGGTGAAGTAAATTCCAAACCCTAAGTGATGAATAGGGGCGGGTATTCCTCCATGATAATCCTCGAAGTCATACCCATGAGAAACGTCCCCCTGATGTGGAAGACCCACGAAAACCTGAAACCCTTTATCACCTATCTTTGAAAGCTTTTCTTGAGTTGAGCCATGATACACTGGCCCAAACAGGTTCGCATCCAACGCTTGTTGGAGAGAAATCTTGGGCACCTTAGCCTCACATATCAATGACTTAAGGTTAATCATAGTCGCCCGTATATTTCTTCCAATTCCTATAGCTATGGTCAAGTTGATAAATTTCAACATGACTCTCATCGAACTTCACATCAGGTTTCTTCTTCCAACTCCACCCATCACCACTTTCATATACGTAGTAGGGAATGTCAATGGTAAAAATACCTTCCTTGAACTTACCAATGAGATAGACGTGGGGCTGGTCGGTGCATTGGGTTTGGAGGTTGTAAATCTTGCTTTGCCACAGAATATCGGCCATCTCGTCGGCGATGATATGGCAAATGCCTCCACCGCCTAACTCTTCATCATAGCCCTCTTCATTCTGTTGCCACTCGTCATATACCTTTTGGGCAGCAGTCGCCAGCGCCTTCTTTACTTCGTCCGTAATTTGAGAGATGCTATTGAGTCTGCCTTCACATAGCAATGACCTAAGACGTATCATCGTGAGGCTCCAATCTTTTTACAACGGCGTCATGGTCAACCGTCATTTTTTTGGACTTGATGGGATTGTCAAAGTTTGGAATAGCAATAACCTCTTCCTTTGTCATCTTGGGAGTCTTGGGGGCGTCCTTACTTCGGATTTGCCATCGGCGAGTAGAGTTGTCTTCATTCTTGATTTTCAAGCGGTCATCTTCGGGAATACCAAAACCAAAACCTTCACCAATAGGCTCCTGCTCTGATGATGGGCGTTTTTCTAAGTACTCTTGAACCTTTATTTCACAAAGACGGAAGATTTCTCCCCATACTCGTTTTCGTTCCTTCGCTCTCAGTATATTATTTTCGGAGTCAATATTAAACACTGTACGTCTCAATATATCCATGAGATTTGGCCACGATGTAAACGGAAATTTTTCCTTTTTCTGCCCAGCAATTCCAACAAAAGCCCACCAAGAAAGAAGTAATGACGTATATTTAAGTTGGGTAACGTAATCTTCACCTGATTGTTTAGCTAACTCTAACGCCTCTTCAATATCTTGGTCTGATATATTCTTCGCAATATTTTCTGCTTTAATAGCCATGTTTCTACCTTGAAAACGAGTGTATTCATTTCGATTAAGAAATGGCTGTGCAGGTCGTGGGGCAAAATGCTTGTCATCATAACGAATCCTAGAGGACTTAAGACTTTCGTTTGTCTTCTGTTGCTCACCACCATAGCTCTTGAATAGCTTCTGACCTGCATCTGTCTGTGTTGAAGTGGTCAGTTTGGCCTCGGGAAAGGTTTTCTTAAGTCGGTCCATCATCAACTTGGCAATGTGGTTGCGTTTCCACCCCGGACGAACTGTAACCATATCAATAAAGATGGTTTCCTCGTCACTATGCCCCTCAATGACTCCAAGAATGTGGTGAGTCCCGGGTTTTTGAAACTTTTTCAGCCAAATATCAGTGATTGGACTGCCACCACTCATGAAAGTCCCCCTTGGAACCATGAGATACGGAATTTGCCCTTGCTTCATAGCTTGGGCCGATTCATCCGAGTCCATGAAATAGACCAAAGTCCATCCCTCGGGTAAAAATCCGCCTCCTTTGCCCTGCCTGATAACAACAATGTTGCCAGTGACCTCTTCGACGGCCTGACCCTTCAATGGTTTGTCTCCTGCAAGAGCGGTCTTACCTTTTTTTGTCATCATAGGAGACTCTGTAACAGGGGAATTGATATGCTGAATTCGACGTTTCAATTCATTGTCATATTTGATATAGTCAGCTTTGCATACCTCGGCCCACTCTGGCTTTCCTCTCGACTCATATCCAACAATCATCCTTGCCGCCTTATCTTTGAGTGCATTGAGATTATCCATCGTAAGCATATCCAATCGAAATTGACCTTTAGAATCGAACTTACCCCAATAATCTTGGTCGTCAAGGTCAGGCAAATGTTTTTTGATGTCTCGGTATCCAACCTCATCCACAGACATCGTTTTATCATAGACAGCTACGATACCATCCTTGAGTTTCTTGATGACTCCCCGAGCACGAAGAATCTTGAATACAAGATTTTCATAGCTAAGTTCTCCGTAGGTATCAAGGCCGTACTGACGATAAGCATCGAGATACTTCTTTGCCGCTTTCATCTGCTCTCTGTCCCTACTGTCAAGAGCATTTTGAACGTACCCCCGCATGGACTGGTATTGAACCTTGAGAATGTTTCTATCAACTTGCGGACTCATCTTGAATGGTTTGCGAATCCACTGATTCTTCACTAGGGAATAAATGCCTGTCACATATGGTTTCTGCTCCGTAGCATTTTGGAGATTCATCTCAACCTTATGTCCCTTGATAATGACCTCATGTTCAATATTCCATTGTGCGCCAGCAGTTTTGACAGTTTTGATGGCTGTCTTTTCTGGCATTTGAAGTTGGGCATAGTTTATGATGACATGAACATCAACATCACTATCCTTTGTCCAGTTGTAGTTAGCGATGGACCCCATCAAATAGACATCAAGGACTGGTGCTGGGAGGTTCGTCTTTCCATAAAAGTCGTAAGCCATCTGCAAAAGATTCATCCTCACCTTGGGGTCAAGGTGTTGCGAGGCATCCCATAGTTCTGGGGCCAGAGTCTCGTTGTATATGCGGAAATTAGCCATTGTCAGCCCTTACGATGTAAGTTTTCACTGCATGGACATTATCCGCCATCGCTGTGAATTCAGTAACAGTAACATTCAGTGGAATGTTGGAGGCATTGACGAAGTTCATCATATTGTTCGCAAACCTCTCAAAACCTCTCGAAGCCACGGGTTTTGATTCTTCGTTTTCCGTCGCCTTGCCCTCATTCACTCCATGCTGAGGCAGTTCTTTGGGGTGAGGATGAAGAAGAATCGTAGGCTTCGATGAATCATAACTTGGACGTGTAGGGTCATTATCAGGATGCTTTGTCTTCCCACTTTCTTGGTCATCCGGCTGATATGGGTCTTCTTCCTCTTTAACACCGTTTCCATATTTCTTTCGAGCAGCAAGCATTCGCCTCAATGCAGTAGCCGTTTCTGATTTATTCTTTACGCCTCGGTCTGAACCACGAATAGCATTGCGTATTTGAGTTGTCAATGCTGCATCAACACCATATAAGTATCGAATGCTCTCATGCGCCCAATCATCTTCGGTCCATCCCTCTTGCAAAAGGAATGCTGCCATTTTCTCGGCCATAGTTCCTTCTTCGGCAATCTTTATCAACTGAGGAAGAACATCCATAATGGACTTACCCTGCTTGTCTTCTTCGGTCGTAAGGTTGGTGGTATTGACCGCCATCATCGCTGATGATGGGTTGTCCTTGGCAAGTGGTTCATATCCTCCGAGGTCATTGTCATATCCCAACTCTTTTCGGGCCTCATTGCGTTGTTTGCGTGCTTCCGACACGTATGGACGAATCCATTGGTTGACTTCTTCCAATGGGGTCTCAGGGCGGGCAATCAACCCTTTACAGTCACTATGACGCCATGTAGTACCACCATCTTCAGTGTACTCATGTCGCTCGTGAATTTCCGTCTTGCAATGTGGACAGATGTCATATTGAATCTCACGAAGGCCACGTTCAATAAGCTTTTCGGGGGCTTCGGCGAACGTCTTCTTAATTGCCTCAGTAATCAGTTTTTTAAGGTCTTTATCCATAAGGTATAAATATTAGCGCCCATTCCAGAACTGGCGTCTTGATACAAGGCTATGAGCCATCTCGCCAAGACTCAACGGTAAAGCAACATCTTTCAATTCCTCAATGGTCTTCCGATAATATTTGGCCTTGTGAAGAAGTCCATAGCCTCCCGCTGCCTTGAACGCTTGAATTGTACTCTTACGGTCATCCACTAGGATTGCCAGCTTGTCGGCATACTGAGCCTTCTTAACGCCCTCAGAGACAATGTGAATATTGGATGATGGAAGATGAGGGTGGAGGTTTTCCTTGAGCCATATGAGTTTGCCCTCCTCTACAATCTTACCTGCCAGTACATCATTTTTGGCTGCGGTTGATGAAAGTATATGGATATTCTCGAACAACACATTTGCGGCACCCCACAACTCTTCCCCACCGAGTTCCCATCCGAGACCAGACCAAAAAGCAGGCTGACGAGTTTGAGCATGAACCCGGGCAATATCCTCCTTGGTAAACTCAAATTCGCCCTTGATTTGTACAGGTTTGATACCTAGCTGTTTGGCAATAGCCCACCACCCGCTGCTATAATCAACCAGCACGCCATCCATGTCGAGATATAAAATGTACTCCGAATTCTTCACACTTAAACTCAATGTTCACGGGTTCGTTTTTCCCATTTTTGTTGCGCTATCAGACTGTTTTGCTTTATCCTGTAATCGTCACTTCTTTCTTGTGATGAGCCATAATATTGATTGGAATCGCCGAATTGGTAATCTGGTCGTTTCTTTGGAACCGCCGATGATTGCTTAATTGCTTCTGCATCCTCCTCTGATTGTTTCAATTTTGAAGCAACTATGGCATGAACAGCATGAGTAACATATTCTCGGTCTTGGTCATTCAAATATTGCATCCAATCATCTCCACCCCAAGTTTTGGCTTGTGCAATAAAAACTTGGAATGACATCGTTTTATTTCGAAGCATTTTGACGAACCCGGCTAACCGTTTTTCTTTTTTCTGGGGTGATGGACTTAACTTATCCAAATCTGGAAGGGGTGATAGGTCATCGTTTTCCTCTCTAAGAATGTCTTTTAGCTTTATCATAGATGTTTCTATTTCCTCATTAAAATAAGTTGACTCCATTCTTATTTCAATGTACAATGTACAGTACAAAGAAAGAAGAATAAGTATTAAGAAAGAGAAAAGTACTTAGTACTGCTTACAAGAGAAAATTGTCCCGCTGAAACGGATTGATTACTCTTTCTTTCAAATCTGTGTATGGAGACTTGAATCCTTTTTCCTTAGCAGTTTTCAATGCCTGTTGAAACCCCGGGTCACTCTTGAATTTACCTACGGTTTTCGATGTCAATCCCCCAATTTTTCCAACTTTGTTTTTCCATTGCATTTGACCATTCTCACCCTTCCATATTTCAATTGGTTGCTCGGCTGCTTTTTTCTGCGGGTTTTGCTGCGGCTGAGGTTCTTGTTCCTGACCTGTTTCTGGTGCCGTGGAGTTTCCTTGTTCAGGTGCCGGTTTCTGTGCAGCATCCTTCTTACCCTTGTTTGAAACGGGTGCGGTTGGATTTGTAGTCGGTGGAGGACCGCCAGCGGGGGCTGAAACGGGTGCGGTAGGCGCAGGCTGACCCGCAGGCTTAGATGGTGGAGTCTTGGCTGCTGGTGCCGCAGGAGCCGCTGGTGCCGTTGCTGGTGGGGTAGCAGGCGTGGCTGGACCCTTCTTCAATACCAGCGTCGTCAGTTCTTCTGCCGTAATGGTTTCGGGAGCCTTGGTAGCCTTCGAGGTTTTCCATGCCTTTTGCAAAGGAGGAAGTACATCCTTTTCCTTGTGTCCTAACTCCACAAGCGCCTTGACTGCATCTTCGATTGCGGGATACTTTGTTCGTTCAAAGTCGAAGTAGGTTTTTCCTTTGCCCGATGCAATGAATATCAATTCGTCGGAAGTGATTTCTTCCTTTGGCTTTTCTGCTGTAATGGCCATCCATGCCGTAGCCACGAGTTTATTGGCTTCTGGTTCTCCCTTGCCCGCTTGCATCATAGTCATTACCGCTTCCCGAAAAGCGGGAAAATCGCTAATATCCGGGGGTTTAATGTCTCCATGTTCTTCGAAATAATCATAGTGGTCAAGGGTTTCCTTCCATTTTTCAGAAGTAGCGTAATCCTTTCCATTCAATTCGATTTTTATCTGTTCCTTCGTAAGAGTTTCTTGCTTTCCCTCAGCATTGGTAAAGGTAACATTACCATCTTTATCATAAGTGATTGGGAAGACCTTCTTGCTCTTTGGTTTCCATTCCATAGTTTTGCGGCCCGTAGTAGCCATCAATGCACGAAGAAGTGGATTTTCCAATTGCTTGATTTGTGCCTTAACGTTGCTGTCAGCTTGACTTAGAGCACCTTGAGTATTCGGGTCAGCATTTGGTGTAGCAGCATTAAGAATCTTTTCAATTGAGAAGAAATTGGTATCACCTTGAGT